GTTGTGTTGCCGGGTACGTTAGTGAGATACGGAGAATCACATTTAAAATCTATGGGTAAAGCGTTGTCAATAGAGCTTACGGCGGCGGATCTATCGGGAGTAAATACGGAAATAGACAGATTTAAAATTGCTCAGTACGTACGTGTAAATTCTAAACCCCATAATTTAGAAAATGCGTTGTATGTTGTATCAAAATTATCGTTAAACTTGACCGATCCGACTGCAAATAAAATTTGTCTGGGTACTGAAACAGCAACTATTACAGGACAGATAAGTAATTCAGTCAGTACAGTTTCAAGCTCCAGTACAGGAGGCGGAGGAGGGAGTTATGATGAATCTGGTTCGGCAAGTGCGGCGCTGAAATCAGCTAAAGAATATACAGATACAAGATGCGCAGATACATTGCAGTCAGCGAAGAATTATTCAGACAGCAAAGCAGCAGATACATTAAATTCATCTGAAAGCTATACGGATATAAAAACGTCTGAAATCTTGAAGTCAGCAAACGATTACACTGACTCCAGATTTACTGATGAAGAAAAAGACAAGCTTGCGGGAATAGCCGAGAATGCAAACAATTATGTACACCCTGAATTTCCCACGTTAAGTTCCGGAATCTATAAAATGCAGGTTAATAACGGTCATGTATCAAGAGCGGTAAAAGCAGAAAAAGCGGATATTCTGGCTTTAGGGTTTGAGGATCCTGCCGCAGCATATTTGCCGTTGACGGGAGGAACGATAAGCAATTCAAATTACGGAGAAAGCTTGAAGGTAAACAGAGGACCAACGTCAAGCTCGGCGGCATTGTCAGTAATCGATTATTTAATTAACGGAAACCGAGTTGGTGTGATGGGTTTTGATTTAGATTCCAAGCTGCACATACGAAACAGCAATAATACTGAAATGGCTGAAATAGATAAAGACGGTACTGTCAGCGCAAAATATTTTAAGCAGTCCCAATCGGGAACGCTCCTGGCTGAAAGCTCAACAGATGAAAACAGTCTGACGGTAACCAATGCAGAGATAGCAAAATATTCACAAGTGTATATGGCTGCAAGCTGGACGGAAAGAGAGACGGTAAACTTTTGTGATGTGATTCCGATTTCCGCTATTGTGGCAGGAGCGGTGTTTACAAAGCAGATTTATACGGGTACAAGGATTTACACTTATACGGTCACTTGTACAAGTGCAGGAGCATTCACATTAACGCAAAGCAACTCTACAGGTACAGCAGGTACGTTGAGATTAAAATTGTATGTTATTTAGGAGGTGTAACTTATGACGGAAATAATAGTAGCCTTGATTGCATTGATCGGTACTCTCTGCGGTTCTCTTGGAGGCGTATTGGTATCGTCAAAAATGACAAATTATCGGCTTTTACAGTTGGAAAACAAAGTTGCCGAGCACAATAATTTTGCAAGGCGAATGCCGGTTATAGAGGAGCAGATCAAGGTTATAAATCACAGAATTGACGATTTGGAAAGGAAGAATGAACATGAGTAATTTTTTAAAGAAACCGTATGTGAAAAGAGCATTGAGAACATTTTTACAGACAGCGGTCGGCTACATAGCGGTTAATATCGCCGCAACTGATCTGACCGTAAAGTCCGCTGTTTTGGGATTAGCTGTATCAGCTGTCTCGGCAGGATTGGCGGCGGTTATGAATTTAAAGGAGGGTAAATAATAATGAGTAAAAAAGTATTTATAGGAGTAGGGCACGGCGGAACAGATTCCGGAGCGGTTAAGTACATAGTCGAAAAAGAGTATACACTGAAAACAGCCTTTGCGCTGTCTGAAATTTTAAGCAAATACGGAGTTGATTTCAAGCTGTCACGTACTCAGGATATTGATACTGATATGGACAGTAAAGTCGCAATATGTAATAAATATGCTCCTGATCTGGTTGTGGATATTCATTTCAATGCTGGAGGCGGACAGGGCTTTGAGGTATATTACAGCCGTGTGGGAGGTACGTCAAAGACGTTAGCAAACAATATTAATACAGAAGTAAAGAAAATCATGTCGAGCCGAGGTGTTAAGACTAAGCTTGGCAATGGCGGTACGGACTATTTTGCGATTATCAGAGAAACGGCAGCCCCAGCGGTACTTTTAGAGGGCGGCTTTGTCGACAGTAAAAAGGACGCTGATTTCATCAAGTCCAATTACAAAAAGCTTGCTGAGGCATACGCTAAAGGTATTTTAAAGACGTTAGGTATTTCTACAGCAGCAAGTCCTGCAAAGCCTATACTGGACAAGACAGGCTATAAAAAAGGCGATAAGACTATTGGCGTGTTATCGCTGAAAGAATTACTATTGACAGCCAAAACACTAGGCATTAACAAATACGGCATGGACAAAAATAAGTCTTTCGGTACTGGTACACTGAATGCTGTAAACTATCTGTTAGGCGTGTGGGGATATCAGCAGAATGGTATTGCGGGGGAAAACTTCATTAAGCGCTTACATACCGAGATTGATAAGAAAATAAAATAGTTTTTGGAGGTATTTATATGAAAAGCTTTATTCCATGGGTTGGCGGCAAGAGCCGCCTTGCAAAGAAAATCATATCAATGTTTCCGGATAATTTTGACAGGTACATTGAAGTGTTCGGAGGCGGCGGTTCTGTACTTTTTGCCAAGGACAAACATGCTCCGCTTGAGGTATATAACGATATAAACGGTCAATTAGTAAATTTATTCAGGTGCGCTCGCTTTCACCGTGGAGAATTACAGCGTGAAATTTCAGGCTATTTTAATTCAAGAGAAATTTTTGAAGATATAAAGGCGCAGATAAATGTCAGAGGTATGACCGATATCCAAAGAGCAGCAATGTTTTATGTACAAGTTAGGCTGAGTTATGGAGCAAAATGCAAAGAGTATGACGGTAGTAATAATAGCAGAAAACTTTCATATGATTATTTGACTGAAATTGAAGAACGTCTTAAATCTGGTGCAGGAGTTGTTATTGAAAATGAAGATTTTGAAAAATTGATAAAGGTTTATGACCGTCCGAATGCACTTTTTTATTGCGATCCGCCGTACAATACTAAAGAAAAAATTTATAATAATCCGTTTACCCAAAATGACCACGAACGCTTAAAGAACTCTTTAAGCAATATTAAAGGACGGTTTATTCTCTCTTACAATGACGATGAATATATACGTGAATTGTACAAGGACTACAATATTACGACTGTTGAAAGACAGAATAATCTTTCTAGTGGTACATATAAGGAACTTATCATAACAAATTATTGATTTATATTGATAAGTCAAAAAAGTGTGGTATAATTAATTTGCTATGATAATTATGCCGCAAAAATACACAGCTAAGCCCGTCGGGATTTTCCTGACGGGCTTTTTGTTTGTATGTTATTAATTGTTGAAAAATATTTGTGCATTATACCAATGTTTATTTTTTGGAAAAAGTTTTATAATATATAATAAGGGAAAATGTTTGTATAAATTCCATTAATCTTCTATAATAATAGGACGTGAAAAAATGAATAAATTATCTCAAGAAGAAGCAAATGAACTAATAAACGCACTTAAAAGAAAAATAGAAGAAAAGATTTTTTATTTTCCACATGAAAAAGGAAGATTAGAGTTTAACGTATTGTCAGATGATGAAAAAGAATTCGTTGTAAACATACAACGAAAAGGGATTCGCAACGATAGTTGTACATATCAAGGAAGATTAATGGGACTGTCTTAATGAGATTAGACATAAACCCAACTGCCAAACATTTTGATAAAAAAACAGGACAATATATTATCGGACCACATTTACATATTTATTCAGAAGAATACGGTAATGAAGCAATTCCATTTGACGTAAACAATAAAAATTTATATGAGTTATGTTTTGAATTTTTTAAGAAATTTAATGTTGTAGAACTACCAGAAATATATTGTCAAAATGGATTAAAATGATTTAATTTGAAAAAAATAATATGAGGAGGTAAAATATATGGATATTCAAAAAATGATTGATTCTTATGCAAATTGGATTAAAGAACGCATTACATTTGAAAAAGTAAATGAATATTATGAAATTACTACCCCATATCTTGATCGCTTTGATGATTTTCTCCAGATTTATGTTAAGCAATTAAAAGATGGAACGATTTATATGACAGATGATGGTTATATTATAGGTAATTTATTGTCTTGTGGATTGTCATTAAGAAAAAATTCTAATAAATTTAAAATACTTGAGCGAATTGTAAATAATTATGGTTTACAATTAAAAGGAGAAGAAATAACCACTAAAGCTGAATTAAATAATTTTCCTTTAAAGAAACATTTGATGGTTCAAGCCATGCTTTCGGTTGATAATATGTTTGAATTAAGAAAAGAAAATGTAAAAAATCTATTTCTTGAAGATGTAATTGAATATTTTGATAAAAATGATATATTTTATACTCGAGATTTTTCTATTGTGGGTAAAACAGGCAATATATATAGTTATGATTTTCATTTCCAAAGGAGCAAAAATAATTCTAATGAAAGATTTTGCAGGACTATTAATAAGTTAAATAAAACAATTAGAGATTCCACAATATTCAATTGGATTGATACAAAGGAAAAGAGAACTGATAAAAGTGAGTTAATCGTAATATTGAATGATGAAAATCAAATAAATAAAACGGATGAAAATGCATTGAATGAATATGAGATACAAACAATCAAATTTTGTGATATAGGAAAATTTTTATCATGCTTTATATGATAATTCAAGCGGCACGATCACTCCTTGCCGCTTTTTTTCATGTCTTTAAAAGTCACATTTCAAAACTTAAGCCTATCTGGAGTAATCCCGATAGGCTTTTTTGTTTTATTAGGACTCCTTATTTTAGAAGTCTTATTTTCTTCACTCAATCCAGATTTGGTGTCAGTAACTTTCTGTCGGATATGCAATAGAAGTAAGGGTAACATTTCAAATGTGACCTTAAAATAATATTTATACTGTAGTTTTTACACATTCCAGCATTACATTCGCAATGAATTGATTACCAACGATTTCATATTTAACGTTGCCATTATATTTGTAGGCTATGTCGTTTATTATTTGCGTACCTAGTCCATGGTTTTCTTTATCTTCTTTGGACGTTTTCAATGCGGAACCGTTATAATTTACCTTAGTGTTAGACGTTGTGTTTATTACATTTATTAAAATATACTCTTTTTCATGTAAAATTTTTAAACTAATAAATTTATCGCCGTTATATTTTATACATGATTCAATTGCGTTGTCTAGTAAATTAGATATAATAGTGCACATTTCTTGTTCGCTGATACCGTATAACTCTGTTTCTATATCGCTGACATCATACGTCTG